GACATACCAAAGATTAAAAATCCTATGTTAGCTACATTAGCTGGAGTTCCTTTAGCAAGTGCCGTAGGTGAAACTGTCAAAGGTTTAGGTGCATTAACTCAATTAGGTATGCCTGAAACAGGGCAAAGAATGGTAGATTTTGGACAGAATGTAGTTCGAAAAGCTAAAGAAGTTGAGCCTATAAGTGCAACAGGTGGTCAAATTGGTTCTTATTTATTGCCAGGGACTGCTCTTGCTAAAGGATTAAGGGCTGCACTTCCTGCAAATTTAGCTGGTCGTGTAGGTGCTGAAACATTAGCTGGTGGTGCATTGGCAGGTGCTACAACACCAGGCACAGCAGAAGAACGCACATCACCATCCGTAATTGGTGGTGCATTGAGTGGTGCATTTCCTTTACTTGGTGCAGGAATAAAAGCAATAACACCAGCAATATTAGGATTAACTACAGGAACAGGTGCAGAACCTATAAAACAAGCCTATAAATCAGGTCAAGAAGGTGGTGCATCAGGTCAGATGTTCTTAGAAAACTTACGCAAAAAAGTTGATCCTACAGACATATTAGATAAAGTATCTTCTAATTTAAACCAAATGGGCAAAGACTTATCTAATTCATATAGATCAGGAATGGTTAATATTAAGAACGATAAGTCAGTCTTAGACTTTACAGGCATTAATCAAGCCGTTAAAAATGTTGAAGATATGTTCATGTTTAAAGGCAAAGCTAAGAATGAAAAAGCTATTGAAGAAATAACTAAAGCTAAAGATACCATTGATGATTGGAAAAAACTTGATCCTGTTGAATACCATACACCTGAAGGTTTAGATACCTTAAAGCAAAAAGTTGGTGGAATATTAGAAGATATTGATTTTAAAAACGCTGGTGCTAGAAAAGCCGTTGGTGATATATATAATTCAATTAAAACTGAAATTAACAAACAAGCACCAACTTATTCTCAAGTAATGAAAAAATACCATGATGGTCTTGAACAAATTAATGAAATTAAAAAAACATTTAGTCAAAATAAAAATGCAGCTACAGATACACAAATGCGTAAATTACAGTCTGTTATGCGAGATAATGTAAACACCAATTATGGTAATAGAATGAACCAAATGCAGATGTTAGAACAACAAGGTGGGCAACAAGTTATGCCTGGACTTGCTGGTCAAGCATTAAGTTCACCTACTCCTAGAGGTTTAAGTTCAATCGCACCAATGGCAACAGGTGCTGGTGCATTGTTATCTAATCCTTTACTAGCAGGTGCATTACCATTGCAAAGCCCTAGATTAATGGGTGAAGCAGCGTATTATGCAGGCAAAGGTTCTAAATTAATGCCTCCATTAACTAAACAACAAGAATTAGCAAGAGCATTGATGTTACAACAGAAAACGCAAGGAGTTCCAAATGAGTAGAAATGGATCGGGTACATATTCGTTACCAGCAGGCAATCCTGTAGTAACAGGTACTACAATATCAAGTACATGGGCAAATACGACATTAAACGATATTGCAAGTGCTTTGACAGGATCAGTAGCAAGTGATGGTCAAACACCAATGACAGGAAGCCTTGCAATGGGTGGAAATAACATAACAAATGCAGGAACTATAACAGCCGTAACAGGCATCTTTGGAGGATCATTCTAATGGCTCAGACTAACTATACACCGATAAGTCTGTATTATTCTACGACTGCTAGTGCAGTTCCTACTGCAGCTAATCTTGTCCCTGGCGAACTAGCGATAAACACAGCCGATGGTAAGTTATATTACGAAGATTCAGCAGGAGTAGTTCAAGTATTAGCTACTAAAAGCACAGGCTCAATAGGTGGTTCTAACACACAAGTACAGTTTAATAATAGTGGCTCATTAGGTGGCTCATCAGGTCTAACATGGGATGGCTCATTTCTAACTACAAGTTCTATTAAGAATAGTGCATTAACAAGTGGTCGAGTAACATACGCTGGTGCTAGTGGATTATTAACAGATAGTGCTAATTTACAATTTACAGGAAGTAATTTAGGTATAGGAGTTAGTAACCCAACACAATTACTTCAACTTGGCAATGCAACAGCAGTTGAATTTGATATGTTTGTTGGTGCAACAAGAACAGGAACTTTCTATGTAGATAATAGTCAAATGATCATTACTGCTCCAACAGCTATTAATATGTATTTTAAAACTGCTGACACAACTAGATTAACGATAGGTGGTAATGGAAATATTTTTACAGCAAGTGGTACTAATGTAGGTATAGGTACTAGTAGTCCTAGTCAGCCTTTAACAGTAAATGGTGTTATTGCATCAATAGGGCCAGCTACAGCTTTATCAGCATCATCAATCTTTATGGATTACAACACAACATCAAATTCAGGAAGATTTGCTGCAGTAGGAAATACAACAGGTACAGCAGCACCAATTTATTTTTCTCAATATTCATCAAACGCATCTGTTGGCAGGGATGCAGTGGTTATTGATGCTAGTGGTAATTTGGGTGTGGGAACTACAAGCCCTACAAGTTTTGGAGGGTTTAAATCACTAGAACTAGCAAACTCTAGTGGCAATGCAATTAGTCTTGTTACAGGTACAAGTGTAATTGCTCAAACTATTGCAAGTAACACTAATAGCTTAGTTTATACAGGTACTAGAAGTAATCATTCATTGGTAATTACAACTAATGATGCAGAACGGATGCGTATAGACACTAGTGGCATAGTAACAATGAACGCTTATGGTGCTGGTGCAGCTACATTTAGTGCGAGTGGTGTTATATCTTCTGTATCTGATGAAACTTGGAAAATAAAAGATGGTGTTCCAACTAATACAGATGCAATGTTACAAAAGTTAGAACCAGGCTATTGGTTTTACAACGAAGAAAAAGCACCTACTTTTGGACAAGAAAGACAGTTAGGTTTTTATGCTCAAAATGTGCATGAGGCTATTGGAGAAGAAGCTGCACCTACACCTCAAGAAGGAAAACCTTGGGGTTATCATGATAGGTCAGTTTTAGCTATAGCTGTAATGTCATTAAAAACTGCTTTAAACACTATTGAAGAACTTAAACAACGCATTTTAATTTTGGAGAATAAATAAATGGCAACTTTTACATGGAATGTATCACAGACAAACTATGAAGTATCGAATGGTTTTATAACTACAGCTCATTGGCAATGTAATGCTGTCGATGGCGAATACTCAACATCTACTTACTCAACTTGCTCATGGGCAGATGGAACACCTACTATTCCTTATGCTAATGTAACAATGGCTGAAGTATTAGATTGGATTTGGGCTAGTGGAGTAGACAAAAATGCAACAGAGGCATCATTAGCACAACAGATCGAGTTACTCAAGAATCCTGTTTCAGCAACAGGCACACCTTGGACAACTGTGTAAAGTTTTTTAACCAACCTAGGAGTATTAAATGAGTCAAGACAAGAAAAAAACTCAAATTACAGTAGATGATGTAGTTTACAATTACGAAGATTTAACACCTGAACAACAAGAATTATTTTCTCATTGTGTCAATTTAGATCAAAAGATTGGTAGTACGCAATTTCAATTAATACAGTTAAATGGTGGTAAAGAGCATTTTATTAAGAAACTGAAGGATTCTTTAGAAAGTAAATAATGGCAGAGATAGACCCTATAAAAGTTGGTGTAATGTGGCACAAGGTAGAGACGATGGAAAAAGAAATCTCTGAATTGCGACAAGATGTCAAAACACTATTAGCAATGGCAGAACGATCTAAAGGCTCATTATGGGCTGGAATGATAATTGTCTCAGCACTTTCTAGTTTTGTAGGGTTTTTCTCTCATTACTTTACTGTTAAATGATACCTGAAGGATTCCTCATTGAGAAACTAGCACCAGCATTAGGTGGTTTATTTGGTGGTCTAAGTTTAGCTATGTTTTGGACTCCTGAAAAATTACAAGAAAAGGGTAAGGTTGCAAGTGTATTTATTGCAGGTGGTATAAGTGCAATGGCAGGCTTTGCTTTCACAGGAATAGTAGCTGATAAGTTAAGTATTAGTTCTGATAAGCTAGATATGTTAATTGGATTAGCATGGATTCTAGGTCTATGTAGTGTAGCAGTCATTAATTGGGTATCTAATTACATGGTCAAGCGTGAACACATGGACATTGGTGAAGTAGCAGAAGAAATTAAGCAAAAAAGAGCAAAGAAATGACAGTAATTCATTGGCTCATGTCTATTCTAGTAATTGAACTAATTGCAGTCTTTATAGTAGCTTTCTTAGCGTTTAGTGGATTCTTTACAGATATGCGTATGTTAAGCAAGATTGGTATATTTGTAATGACTATGGGATTAATGGTGCAAGTCATGCGTTCATTACATTACTTTGAGTTTGGTGCATATCCTATAGATACTTTTTTTCCTCTTTGGATAACTAAAGACATAGGTGCATCTATTATCATATTTGACTTAGCATTACTTCATTTTAAAAAGGCTAAATAATGTTTCCACTTACTGCTTTGTTTGATGTTGGTATGAAAGTCTTAGATAAGTTTATACCAGACCCTGAGGCTAAAGCAAAAGCCCAACAAGAACTTTTACAAATGCAACAAGAAGGCAAATTAGCAGAATTAAACGCTGATAATATAGAGGCTCAAGAACTCACCAAGCGACAATCTGCTGATATGATGTCAGACTCTTGGCTATCTAAGAACATTCGCCCTATGACGCTTATATTCATTCTAATCACCTATACAGTCTTTGGTATGATGAGTGCATGGGATATTGAAGTAAATAACAATTATGTGGAGTTGCTAGGCCAATGGGGGATGTTAATTATGTCATTTTATTTTGGTGGTAGAACGCTAGAAAAAATTATGGATATGAAGAAAAATGCAACTAAGTGAACATTTTAGCCTTGAAGAACTTACGCACACAGATCATCGTGAATTTGACAATACTCCAAACGATGTTGAACTCAGCAATCTTACACGCTTGGCAGAGTTTCTTGAACAAGTTAGAACGCTATTGGGCAAACCCATTTTTATTAATAGTGCTTTTCGTTCTAAACTGGTTAATGATGCTGTGGGTTCTAAAGATACTAGTCAGCATAGGTTGGGTTGTGCTGCAGACTTGAGAGTTGTAGGAATGACTCCTGATGAAGTAGTTAAGGCCATTATTGCTAGTGACCTTAACTTTGATCAAATAATTAGAGAGTTTGATCGCTGGACACATTTAAGTATCCCAAACTCAATTCATAACCAGCCACGAAAACAAGCCTTGATCATTGATAAAAGTGGAACACGCTTATATAGTAGTGCAGTCTGAAGTCTAAGCATATCTTTATCAGTCTCAATATAAGGCTTATAATAGTGAATACTTTTTTGTACTTTCATGGTTTCTTCACCAGTTTATACATCTTAAACTTGCGACTTTCGTGCCAACGATCTTCAATGATATAACCTTTGGCTCTTAGTTCACCGACTCTTGTGCTTAACTTCATAGTCCCTGCTTTATGTAGTGCATCAAGAGGACTAATCCATTTGTGTAATGCTTGAACAATTAATTGGTACTGTGTCATATATTCTCCTCATAAAAAGCTAAATATTCGTCAGGTTTTAAGTTCTTAGGCTTATGGAAAAATACACGATTCTTTAAGTCATACTCCTCCATAAATGCTCTACTATTCTCTAGTTTAATTTGATCAATAACATCCTCAAGAGCATAATTCGGTTTGCTTAAATCAGGATTTTCTACTCCATTGATCATTCTAGGTCTAGCTGCAGCCTTTAACTGTAATTTTTGTCGTTCTGTAAGCATAGTTGTCCTCAAAATGGCATGTCATCAGGTATATCTGCTAAATTCTTAGGAAAAGCATCTTTAACAGGCTCAGGATCGTTCAAATAAGCAATTAAACAACCATCTTTAAGGGAGAATAAGGGGATTGTTTCTAACTTCAACATAAGCCCATTCTTAGTCTCTAAAATGATTCCTATACTCTGATACTTCTTCTTAGTTTTACCCTCTTTATCTTGATACTCGCTAACTGCTGCCTTGATGTAATATTTTATGGCCATTTTATTCACCTTTCATTAATTGCATTTCTACTTCCACTTCATTCAAGAACTTCAAAACTTCTTCTTCCATCTTCTTAATAAATTCTTCTTCACGCATAACTTCTTCTATGTATAACTGTGATCTTGTCGGCATCCTTGGGTCAAATGATACGAACCAGACCGACTTAGCACCTGTGCATGACATTTGTGCTTGTATTTGAGTATAGTATTTAGATGGGCAACCATCTTTAAAATATGACCAATGTACTGCTGATTGATAAGGACACTTTAATTCCAGTAAAGAATCACCAATAACCCCATCAGGTGAGCATCCAAAGTCTTTAATCGTAGGATGATCGACAAATGCTACTTGATCTACAAAGACTTGGTGAGCAACTTCAAACGCTGTTCTAGCAGTCTGTTCGTTATCTGTACCCCATTGCATAGCATCATTCTTGTAAGAAGGCTCTATAACCCCTGTAACCCTTTGTAACGCTAACTCAATCAGATAATTCCCACGACTTGCTGATACACCTGTTTTAGTCTTAGCTAGTACATCTGCTACTCGACTAGCTGTACATTTTCCGAGTCTAAGTTGTAGCCAGGACTCCGAACCTTGCTCTACTTCTCTATATATTAATGATTCAGTCATTTTTTTCCTCTGTTGTATAGAACCAATCGTTACTTGTTGTCCATTTTCTTGTACCATCTACTGACCACTTATGTTGTGCTGCTTGAAAATCAGGAAACTTTACTTCATTAGGTATTAAACTTTGGTCATACCATAAACAACGATTATTAGGCTGACAAGCAAATTGGCCATTTTCTAGTTGAATAAAGTTAAAACTTTTATGTTCTTCAGCCTGTTCTGTAAAAGTTGTATCTAAGTCACCATCTGCACAGAAATCAACTGTAAATAAGTAATTACCAAAATGCCAATCTTTGTCCTTACCTAGAAACTTGACTCCTAAGTTACGAAGTGCAATCTTCTCAATTACAGTAAATCTATAGCCCATGCAATCCCATAACTGTAAAAAATCAACGGGTAAGTCACCATGATCTTCTTTCCATACATACGCTGATATAGGCAGTTTGTCGTACAAAGCACCATAGTTAGGTAGTAATGACTCAATACGAAATACTTGTCCTCTAAGAGCCTTTAAACTAATCCATACGCAAGGTTCTAGTTCTCCATGTCCTTTAGTAAAGTTATATAAATACTCTCTTTTGACAAAGCATTTTAAGGGGGGTAATGATGCAACAATAAAACTCATCTATCATTCCTCTCTTGTTTAGCAGCGATACACATTTCTTGGTATTTCTTAGGAATGTCTGGATGCCAACCTCCCATTAACATTGCACAATTTACTTCTGATTTTCTACCTAATTCAGTCAAATAAATGACAAATCCACACAGTAGAATACCTATTACTATTGACCAAAAGAACTCTCGACTCATAACACATCCTCCTTTTTATACTTGCGTTTAAAAATAAAAGCTAGTTTTCTAAGTGCCATTCTTTCTATTTGTTCTACTTTAAATCGTGGTATTTGCAAGATATAAGCGACTTCTTCTTGCGTAAAGTGGTTATCACTTCTGTGTTCTTTCAAACTTTTCATCTATTTTCCTCAGTAAAGATTCAAGACGATGATTCCATAACTTAGAATCGACATTTTCAGGCCATGTTACTAGGTACTCTTTAATAGTTTCTGTAGCCAAGATATAGTCTATTTCTTTTTGCTTGGATAATAAAGACTCTATTTGCTCACTTATCGTCATTTCTAGCCTCCATCATTGCATCAGCTACTTTATAAGAATAATTTCCAACCCAATTATCAATTTCTTCAATGTGGGTACTAAATTTATCAGAATTAGAAATAATTGCTTGCATTGCGTGTGCAGCAAAGTAGTCTCTTAAATCCATTCCGTAATCTGTTTTCCAACCATCACCACCACTAGATTTTGTTACATTTGTTGGAAATGCTTTCATATTAGTTCTGCCTTACGCTTATCCTTGGCCTTGGAAATACGATCTATTGCTAATTTATCCTTGCTAAGTTCTTTATATGCTTGACCATAAGCTGCTTTAAGCGTATCCATATCTAAGCACTCATTAATCATGTCGCACCAATTAGTGCATAAATCAGTTAAATCAGGTGTTTCTTCATCAATAGCATCGCTTGGTATATCTTCTCCAGCGTAGATATAAAGACCTAGACCATGTAACGCTATTGCTTTAGCTAAACATCTTTGCATAGCTGTATTTACTGAAAAACTATCAGGGTTAGTCATAGCTTTATTCTGATTATTCATAACTGGTAACTGTGCAGTCATCTTCTTACCAAAGGCTTCAACTGTGCAAAACACCATCAAAGTATCACCAAAAGCCATTGGTTGATCATAAGTCCAAGTAGCTAATGGGTCTAGTTGTAATAGTTGATCTACTGCCCAAGCCCACGATAAATAGGTAAATTTACCCTTTTTCTCAGTATGCTCATTAATGTTAATCTTGCGTAATTCTAAGTATTTACTCATCGTTTAATTCTCCATTGTGAAATTCATGTTCTGCTTGTTTTGTAGCTAATGCATAGGCAAAGTCATAGGTTTTTAGGTAAATGTAATTGCCTAGACCTGTCATATTGTTTTCGTTTACATAGTCAGCTACTTGTTGGTTTTCTTTAACTGTAAACTCAGCAACAGCCTCATTAACTAAGTTAGCTGGTTTGTAATCAGTCTTGATAAGTTGGTTGATACGATCATCAATTAGTTCTTGACCATCGTCAGATAGTGGGTCAATCCATAAGGTAGTCATTATTTAACTCCTTGTAATAGCCAGATTGTTAGTGCTGGGCCAAACATTACTGCAAATCCTACTAGTGCCTCTATAAATTCTCTCATCTCATTTCCCTTTCGTTTCATTGTTTAATTTACTGCATGACTTAACTATAAACACACAAATACCACAAGTCAATACATTTATTAAAATATTTTTATTTAATTTTGTTGCAATTTCTCACAAAGTTGTGATAAGATTGAAATTAAGGAGGATTTATGGAAGAAATTAAGAATATATTGCAAGCAGAATTTGGTACTTTAGATGAACTGTCTAAGATGCTAGGTGTTAGAAATACTGCAATTTACAACTGGATGGCAAGAGGTCAAATACCCTTAAAACATCTTCGGAAACTTAATGATTTATCTCAGGGTAGATTAACAAAAGAAATTCTAAGACCTGACATTTTTGGAGAATGATATGGCTGGAGATTGGATTAAATTTCAAATTGATACACCAGATAAGCCAGAGGTTCTTGCGATTGCAAACAGGTTAAATATTGATCCTGATGCTGTTGTTGGTAAGTTGATTAGAGTCTGGTCATGGTTCGATAAACACACAGTTGATGGTAACGCACAGAGCGTTACATTTTCGTTTTTAGATCGTCTCACTTGCGTTACAGGTTTTGCAGAACAAATGCAATTTGTGGGATGGTTAGAACAAAATGGAAGTGTCTTAACAATGACTAATTTTGTCTACCATAATGGAAAGTCAGCAAAATCAAGGGCTTTGGGTAAGGATCGTCAAGATAAGCATAGAAATAGTAACGATAAAAGTAACGCAAATAGTAACGCATCTATCGTTACGAAGTCGTTACCAGAGAAGAGAAGAGAAGAGAATATAAATACATATACGCAAGAGTTTGAGTTGTTTTGGAAAATGTATTCAAAGCCAGTAGGTAAAGTTAATGCTTTTAAGGAATGGAATAAATTAAAACCTAGTGCTGAATTAATTAAAAAAATTACTGAAAAAGCAAAAGCACAAGCTGCAGCAATACCTGAGTCAAAGTTTCGTAAAGATGCAGAACGATGGATTAGAGACAGAAGATGGGAAGATGAGATAGTAGCAAAACCTTTTAACGATATATTTTCACCTGTGAGGACAGCATGATCGGAGAACAACAAGTATTCAAAAAGTTACATTCTGGTAAACAAATACCTAGTATTTTTGTATTCGTAGGAGAGAAATCAGAATATTGGGATTACACAGATACTATTTTTACAGAACAAAACAGACCAAAACCAAATGATTTAGCTTTCCTTAAAGACCAAGTAGTACAGCTAATTCACTTTAAAAACGCTTCAGACGAGTTTTTCTTTACTTGGTATACCTATCTGAGGACATTAGGAATAAAAACGCTTATAACGACAGATTCGGAGAATGAGATATATGTTGATAGACATTGATTTAGACAAATACGCTGAATACTCACAGATTCGCAGTATGGTCAATGAGAAGTCAGACTTTGAGACAGAACTAGTTGAATACTTTAAAAACCGACAGAACGGAATATTAGGGGATAAATTACCTTTTTACTCTGCACAACAAAAAATAGGGTTTCGTAGAAAAGAAATTACAGTCTTAGCTGGAGTTAATGGTCATGGTAAGTCATTAATCCTTGGTCAAATAGCCTTAGACATTGTGGATAAGGGTTCTAAAATATTGATGGCATCCTTAGAAATGCCTCCAGTATCAACCTTGGCACGAATGACTAAACAGGCCACAGGAGTTTATATCCCAAACAAAGAGCAGATCAGCGACTTTATGAAATGGAAACTCGATCAGTTTTATTTATTTAACCATGTTGGTAGTTTGGAGTCCTGGCAAGTCATTAGTCTTTGTAGGTATGCAGCACTAGAACTTGGAGTTAGCCATGTAATTATTGATTCTTTGACTAAATGCACAAGAGGTGAGACTGATTACGATGGTCAAAAGGACTTTATGAACCAGTTATGTGAAGTTGCTAAAGAAATGAATATCCATGTTTTTTTGGTTCACCATGTTAGAAAAGGTAATGATGAGACAGAAACAGCTAATAAATTTGATTTAAAGGGTTCAGGCTCAATATCTGATCTTGTAGACAATGTAATGATTATTGCTAGAAACATTAAAAAAGAACGAGAAACTGAGATAAATGGCATAGCTGACAATTCTGTACCTGATGCTGCATTGATTGTAAGCAAACAACGGCATGGAGATTGGAACGGCACAATTAAATTATGGTTTGACATGAAAAGCCAGCAATTTATAGAAAGTTATATTCAACCAGTAATTAAATATTTGGACAATTAAATGAATCTTGAGAACTTAAACGAAAACAGAGTAGAAATTGCACTAAAAATGCTATCTTCTTCAGACGAAGATCATGCAAACCTATCGGGACAGGTTAAATACCTTGAGGAAGCAATAAAACAAGCCAAGGCAAGAGTATTTTTACAAGCTGAGGGAACGGTAGCAGAGAGACAAGAAAGAGCCTTAGACAGCGTTTTATACGATGATGCACTCAAAGCATGGATAGAGACATACAAGCAATTTAAGATATTAGATAACAAAAGGCAACATGAGGTGCGTATTATTGAGATATTTCAAACACTTAGTGCTAACAGACGAAAAGGAATGTTATGATTGATCATCCATTTTTAATATTGCAACACCTGATTAAGAACTATTCAGAGGCTTGTAATAATCAGGATTATGTTGCAGCGTATCAAATAGCTGTAGATATTACAGATCAAGCACAGAAACTAGAAGATTTTGCACAAGAACTAGCTAATGACTAAAGCACAGAGACAACATTACGACAAAGTTGCACGATTAGGTTGCAGTTTATGTCGTTTTGTATTGAAGATTGAAGATACACCGACTGAACTGCATCATATTCGTAGAGCTGGCAAACGAGATACTGCACCTGTAATAGGTTTATGCCCAATACATCATCGTGGTAGTAATACTGGAGTGCATGGACTTGGCAGAAAAGGATTTGAGGAGTTGTATCAAACGACTGAAGAAGAATTATTATCAATGACATTGGCTATATTATGATTACTTTTCCTTGGTATCCACGAGAACTTAACCCAAATGTTATCTGTCATTATCATGAAAAAGCTAAAAAGAAGGCGATTTATAAAGATATTTGCTACTGGACTACAAAAGAGGCTAAGATACCAAAAGGTGATTACTCAGAGCTAAGTATTGTCTTTTACAAACCAAATCGTAGATGGATGGACTTGGATAATATGTTAGCAAGCATTAAAAGTGGTCTAGATGGTATGTGTTGTGCTCTTGAGATGGATGACAGGTGCTTTACAAAAATAACAATAGAAATACATAAAGATATTTGTGGATTGATAAAAATTGAGTTAAAATAGTAAAAAGGGGGGTATTTATGGAACAAATGGCACTTTTCTTAGTTACTTTGCTACATTCAGGGACTAATACCCATCTTCAGCATTGGACTACAAAGTCATATGCACAGCACAAAGCCCTTGGCCATTTCTACGAGAACATCATTACGCATACAGATGCACTAGCTGAGGCATATTTTGGTGTTTATGGACAAATAACTAAGTTTCCTGATACTTATCACTTACCTAGAGGTGAACCTTTAGGATACCTACAGTCATTACAAAAGTTTGTAAAGGATGCAAGAGGTGACTTACCTAAAGAATCTGAGATTGTGCAATTAATTGATAACATTGCTCAAGAGATCGACACCACAATTTACCTATTAAAGTTTAAATCATGAGTCGTAGAGACCAAATCGAAGCTGCAATAGAAAAGACTACTAAGGGTAAGGATAGGAATTATCTACCTACAGAACAGGGTGCAGGGATGACTGCTAAAGGTAGAGCAGAGTACAACGCTAAGAACAATGCTAATCTTAAAGCACCACAAAAGAGTGGAAAGAGGCACGATAGTTTTTGTGCAAGGATGCAAGGAGTAGTAGACAACGCAAAAGGTGATGCACCTAGAGCCAAAGCAAGTTTAAAACGATGGGGATGCTAATGAAAAACGGACTATACGCAAATATTCACGCTAAAAGAGAACGGATAGCAAAGGGTAGTGGCGAAAAGATGAACAAGGTAGGCTCAAAAGATGCACCTACTGCTAAAGACTTTAAAGAGTCAGCTAAGACTGCTAGACGAACAACAATTACAGAAGCATACGATAGGCTCATGAAAGATTAGCAATGGCAAAGCAAACTTTAGCTACTATGTTAAGAATGTTTAATCCAGTTGGTACTGAGTACGATTATCAAGGTGCTATGGCAGCAAATATGCAACCACAAGCAGAAGAAGGTGAAAACAAAGGTCACTACGGATCAGTAGCACCAACACCTCTTGAATACAGATTACGCTATAACTTACCTGAAAACTCTTACATGATGTTAAAAGGTGCAGAACATCCAACATTTCAAAAGGGTGTACAAGGTGAAGAAGAACGAGGCTACAAAGTAATGAAGTTTGGTGATCGTTATTTCTCAGTACCTCCTGAATTTACAAAGGATTAATATGAAACACATGACTCGAGAGTATAAGAAAGAAAATGCTTTACTAAGACCTAACAAAGAATCTACTCTTGAGAAGAAACAAAAAGAAAGGATCATGCGTAAAGAAAAGATAACAAAAGCATTTAATAAGATAGTAAAAGACCCATTCTAATGGCTGAGAACGAAACACTTGCTAGTTTATTAAGAGGTAGAAATCGTGCAGGACAACCTGTCGATGCTACTGCTAATATTATTGGCCCTGCTATGAGTGCATTAGGAAACACAATATATGGTGCTGGTCGTGGTGCTTTAACTGCGATGGCTGGATTGCCTGGTGACATTAATCAATTAATCACAGACAACATAGGAACTCTTGTAAATGCACAAGGATTACCTACAACAAAAGAAATTCAAGATTTTTTACCTGCTAAACCTACGACTTATGAGGGTAAATTAGCCCAAAAATTAGGTGAATTTGTCCCTGTAAATCCAACTCCTATAGTAAAGGGTGCAGTAGCAATAGCTAAACCAGTAGGAAAAGCAATGGGTGAGCAAGCATATCGCATGACTGAGGATATGTTACAAAAACAAGGAATGATGCCTAGTATTGTTGCTTATCATGGTACACCACACAATATTGAGGGTGCATTTGACATAAGTAAAGTAGGAACAGGTGAAGGTGCTCAGGCTTATGGTCATGGAATGTATTATGCAGAGAATCCTAAAGTAGCTACAGAATATCAAAAAAGATTATCAGGTAAAACAACTTTTGGAGAAAGACCATCTGATAGTGCTTATGTTCATGCAGTAGAAAGTTTTAGGGAGGCTAATTATCCTTTAGAGCAAATCCCTGCTGAAATGAAGAAGGCATATAAATCAATTACTGATAAAGATATTCAATTAGCAATACAAGCTAGTGAAAAAGGTAATCTTTACAAAGTAGATATACCTGATGAATATGTACCTAAGATGCTTGATTGGGATAAGCCATTATTACAACAATCTAAGGAAGTTCAAGAGGCACTTGCTAAGTTAGGTATTAAAACTGATAAAGATAAGTTAAAACAATTTGATGATTCTTTGTTAGATGCTTTGTTAAATGATGGTAATAAACCTTTGCCTAAACAACCAATAAATCCTACTGGAGAAGATATATATAATAAATTTGTGCAAGGCAACCCTCAAATAACATCACAAAAATTAAATGAAGTTGGTATTAAAGGTATACGATACTTAGATGAAGGTAGTCGTAATGCAACTGGTGGAGAAATAATAGATACTTTTAAAACACCTGATGGCTGGAAATCAAAAATTCGTGTAAGTGGTAGGGCTGGAACAGATGCTAGTGGTAATCCAATTAGTTCTTTTACTACTTCTATGCCATTTAAAACTGCTGAAGAAGCTAAAAATTGGGCTGAAACTAAAATTAGTGGTGGCACAAGTAACTTTGTAGTATTTGACCCTAAAGAAGTAAAGATACTAGAAAAGAACAGTAAACCTGTTAATACTTTAGAAAATGTTGTAGCACCATTAAAAGAAAAAGGATTAACTTTAGATATATACGAATCAAAAAATAATCCTAATAAATTAGTTCTTTCTAAAATAGAAGTGCCAAAAGAATTGCGTAAAAGTGGTGTAGGTTCTAATGCAATGCAAGAATTAACTGGATTTGCTGATAAAGAAAACAAAACAATTACTTTAAGCCCATCAACAGACTTTGGTGGTAGTTCAGTAAGTAGGTTAAAAGATTTTTACAAGCGTTTTGGATTTGTTGAGAATAAAGGTAGATATAAAGATTATTCTATATCAGAGTCAATGTATAGATTACCTACAAAACTAAGTCGTAAAGACATAATAGAAGAACAAGTAAACAACTTAAAATAGTGTTAAAATAAAACCAATATAAATCAACTACTTGAGAATATATGGATAAAAAACTGACGAAAACTGACGATGTAAGGTTAAAAAACCTTAGTAGAGCAGGCAGACCAGCAGGAATACCTAATAGAAGCACTACGCTTGCACGAGAGGCGATTGCTGGATTTGTTGATGCTAATGCTCACAAAATGCAAGAGTGGCTTGAGAAGGTCGCTAATGGTGTTCAAACAGATGATGGTAAATGGGTAGTACCTCCATCACCTGATAAAGCGTTTACTATGCTACAACAAGTCATGGAGTATCACTTACCTAAACTTGCTAGACAAGAAGTAGTGGGAGACGAGGCAAAGCCAATCCACTATAGGTTTTCATGGAAGAAGTAGTCGAGATAGAACTAGATTACAGTCCTAGAACTGTATTCGAGGGATTTCACGATAGAACAGAGAGATGGGCAGTTATAGTCGCACATAGACGATGTGGAAAGACTGTGGCTGTACTCAATGACACCATCTATAGAGCATTGACTGAAAACAAAGAGAATGGTCAGTATGGGTACATTGCACCTTACTACTCACAAGCTAAGTCTATTGCCTGGTCATACTTATTACGATTCTCTGAACCTGTACGCAAGACTGCTAATCAATCTGAATTATGGGTAGAACTAATCAATGGTTCTAAGATACGACTATTTGGTGGTGACAATCCAGATGCACTCAGGGGAAATTACCTTGATGGGGTAGTTTTAGACGAGATGGCTGATATGAAACCTAATCTTTGGGGTCAAATCGTGAGACCATTACTATCAGATCGACTAGGATGGGCAACCTTTATAGGCACACCTAAAGGACATAATGGATTCTATGACATCTTTAGTAAGGCAGAGCAACAAGATAATTGGTATGTAAAAGTCCTACGAGCAAGCCAAACAGGAATATTACCTAGAGATGAGTTAGATGATGCTAGGTCAATGATGACAGAAGATCAGTATGAGGCTGAGTTCGAGTGTAACTTTGAGTCTGCTATCTTAGGTGCATACTATGGTAAAGAGATGCGTATGCTCACAGATCAAGGCAGAATTACTAATGTTGAGTATGATCCATTATTCCCTTGTCATACATCATGGGACTTAGGGTATTCAGACGATACTGCAATCTTTTGGTTTCAAGCTGTATTGGGAGAGATACGAGTCTTAGACTATCATTCAAGTAATGGCGAGAACATTGATTACTATACGAACTTAATCAAGTCTAAAGAGAGGGAATATGGGTACAAATATGGTACGCATTGGCTACCTCACGATGCTAGAGCAAAGACACTAAGTAGTGGTGGTAAGTCAGTAATCGAGCAAATAGCTACGAAAATACCTATAGAAACGCTTAAAATAGTACCTAATCTATCGTTACAAGATGGAATACAAGCATCAAGAATGGCATTACAAAGGGCTTGGTTTGACACTAAATGCCAAGAAGGTATAGAATGTCTAAGACAGTACCAAAGAGAATATGATGAGGACAAGAAAGTATTTAGGGATAAACCTAGACACGATTGGACAAGTCATGGTGCAGATGCGTGGAGATACCTCTCTATTGCATACAGAGAAGAAGAAAAGCCAATCTTGAAAGACCACTCGATCAAGGGGTTATATGTAGGACAAACAGATGTAACTTTGAATGAAATGTGGGCAGTATCGCCTAAACCTAGGAGTGGAAGAATATGAATCACGATTACACAGATTGGTACAATCGAATCTTATCCTACGAAAGAGCCTTTAAGAAGTGGGAAGGTCGAGCAGATAAGATACTAAAACGCTATCGTGATGATTCAAGAACACAGAATAATCCTAATGCTAGGTTTAACATTCTTTACAGTAATGTCCAAACAATAACCCCAGCTATCTTTGCTAGACTGCCTAGACCTGATGTAACTAGACGATTTAAAGACAACGATCCTATTGGTCGTGTAGCTTGTACTATGCTTGAAAGGGCATTGGAGTATGAGTTAGAACACTATTCAGACTATAAAACAGCTATGGATAGTGCAGTCTTTGACAGAATGATCGGTGGTCGAGGAACTGCATGGGTACGCTATGAACCACATATTGTTGCTGACGAACAGGGTTTACCTGAAGATGGTCTACAGATTACTGAAGATATAGACGAAGATGAATCGCACAAAGCGATGATTTCTGAAGCACCTGAGAGAATTGAGTACGAATGTGCACCTTGCGATTATGTCCATTGGCGAGACTTTGGTCATTCAGTAGGTAGGACTTGGGAAGAAGTAACTTGGGTATATCGTAAAGTTTATATGAATCGTGATGCTTTGGTAGAACGATTTGGCGATGACTTAGGCTATCAGATACCTTTAGATACTAAGCCTGAAGAAGGTAAGACATACGCAAGTAATCAGAATATGCGTGAACAAGCTTGTATTTATGAGATATGGGATAAAGAGTCTGGTGATGTATTGTGGATTTCTAAGGCAATGGGTAAGATTCTCGATGAGAAACCTGATCCATTAGAGTTAGAGGACTTTTGGCCTTGTCCAAAGCCTTTATTCTCAAACATAACTACTGAGAACTTAGAGCCAATCCCTGATTTTACGATGTATCAAGATCAAGCTAAAGAGTTAGATACTCTTGCAGATCGTATTGACGGACTAATAAACGCATTGAAAGTAAGAGGAGTCTACGATGCTAGTGCATCTGAACTTAATCGACTGTTTAGTGAGGGTGAGAATAACTCGCTATTACCTGTTAAGAATTGGGCAGCGTTTGCTGAGAAACAAGGACTAAAAGGTGCTATTGACTTAGTAGACATTACACCTTTTGCATCTGCTTTGATGTCATGCTATCAAGCTATGGAACAAGTTAAGTCCCAAATCTACGAGATTATGGGAATTGCTGACATTCAAAGGGGTCAAACAGACCCTAATGAAACACTAGGTGCTCAGATAATCAAGAGTAATAACGCTGCAGGTCGATTAAAGACTATGCAACACAATGTTGTGAACTTTGCGACTAAGATTCTAAACATTAAAGCACAGATTATTTGTAGGCACTTTACAGAAGAAACGATAGTTAGGATAAGTGGTGCAG